TTGATTAATAAAATCATAGTCTACTGGCTGATTTGTTCCTGGCATCTGTATTGTCATAATAACATTATAGCATAAAAGAGTTCATTACTCAATATTTGCTAAATAACCCCACCATCCAAAGAAATAGGTATGCTTCTTAGTGTTGTTTTAAATAAAAAGGTTGCTTCGTCATCTATAACATTTCCTACGAACTTTGGGAATGTTTCAGCAGTAACAGCAATTTGAACATGTTTGGCACCATCTGGTATTTCTATGTCAACTAATGATTTATAAACTACTTTTGGATATTGTGTCCAACTTGTTGAGATTTGAGTACCCTCGTCTGGTGGTGTAGTTGTATAATACCACTTTAAATAAACATCAAAATAATTTAAATCTATTGAGTCTGGCATATTCCAAGATATCTGTAGCCTTTGCTTGTCACTGATATTATCTATTTGTGTAAGTTGATAACGCACTGGACTTGCTGCAACTAATGATGGAATACTGTTTGTTAAACCAACGACATAATTCTTTGACCAATCTGAATACTGATTGCCATCCTTAGACCTAATCCTATATCTAAAGACATATTCTCCAGTATCCTTAATTGCTGGTAAATCTGCCTGAACTATTCTTACTTTTTTAATTCCTTCGTCTGCCATACTATACTCCAACTACAAACTGAAACTGTATTGTTTGTTGTGCATTTTCCTCTTTAGTAATTGTTAGATTATTACTATTTTTAATCACAGTATATCCAGTTAATCCATATAAAGGATTATTGCTTGTTGAATAATTAAATGTTATTGTATCAAATGCTAGTAGATAGTTTGCACTGGGGCTACCTCCAGAAATTACTGAAGAATATATCTTTACAAACTTTACTGCATCCCAGTCAAATTGGTCAGAACTTTCTAGTTCACTTAATTTTTTAGTAAATACCACATATCTATTTTTAGTAAAGTCTTGTTCGCTACTTGTAAGTATTGCATGAAATCTTTTATATTTGTATGTGCTTGTAGAACTTCCAGAACTGTCAATTGTTGCAAACTCTAGCAAAACTCTAATCTCGTCAGGGGCTGCTGTTGCTGGTGCTTTATTTACAATAGATAGTGCAAGTTTTATTTCATCACTTGGAGAGGCACCCTTTAGTTTTGATAAAGAAATATTTGATATCTCTATATGATTCGTTGTTCCACTTGGAGTTAGTTTGCCACTAGAAACTGTAAATGCAGCATTGTTACCATAAACAAAATAAGAGTTATTGTAAAATCTTGGTCGTTCTTGTCTGTTAATTCTTGTTGCATTATTAAACACAACATTGTTTGCGTTAGCCTGAAATACTGGGTCAGTTACTGTAATTTCATTTGTAAAACTTCCTTCATCTAAAGCAATGCTTTTAAACAAAATGTCAGAGATGCTTGTTGATGAATGATATTGCCAAGTTTCTGTTGCAAAATCAAATAAGGTTTGACTATTAACTGCTGCAGTATTGTCACGAATATCAGAAAATATTCCAATCTCGCTAATCTCATATCTATTTGTTAGTGGTAAATCAGCGGAAAACATAATTTTAGAAAGTCCGTTCTCAGTAAAACTATTTTTAGTTGTGATTGGAATTCTAAACATCTCTAGGTTCAAAGACTTTTTATTTGAAAAATCTAATATTGCTTTTGGAGATGGACTTGGAGATACCAATGTTCTTACTGTGGTATCACCAATAGAAAATTTAAAACTATTTGACGTTACGCTTGTTATTAACCAAGTTCCAATGTAAATACTAGCAACGTTGCTGCCACCTGTGTTGTATATTTTTACATAATCTCCGACTTGAAAATCGTGGTTTGTAGATGTAATTATTTTTGCATAGCCAGTTGTTGCGTTTGCAGTAGAAGATTCTGTAGATGCAATGTCTACGCTAAATGCTGTTCTTGGTCTTGCCCCACAACCTACTGCAATATATGATGCATATGGAATTGTTGCATTTGTAAGGGATTTTCCCAGAATTTCTTTTCCTTTTGAAGTAATCATTATGAATATATTGTATCATTAAGTTCTGTCTCATATTTCCAAAACTCAATTTCTACCTCATCCCCTTCCCTAACGTTGACAGTATCAATGATTAAACTATTATTATCGTCTATATATATGCTTTCACCGTCTGTACCTGAGCCAATTTTTGGAATATAAATATCCAAATTCGAGTAAAAAGTTGATTCAACATTGTTCAAAGTACTGGCTGATAATAGTATGTTTTGTGGATTAGTTTGTATTGTTGTAACGGTAACATCAATACTTGAGTTATTGCTATTGTCAACATTGCTGCTTATTGTAACCAAGTTTGTGTCGCTATAGTCCAGGATTTCTCCAGAGTTAAGTGTTTCTAAAACAAAGTCCTCCAATGTTTTGTAGGTTGGAATATTTGCTGAATCTACAAACAAATTAGATGTTGCAATCTTTATACTTGTTGCTTTAGTGGTAGTTGAACCAGCGGCAGTAGCAGTTATATTAGAAATATTATTTGATGTTATTGGTTTTGCACTAAGAATTGCCATTAGGATACCTCACTTAAAAATAAAGTTTGTGATGGACCAGTATCACTTACCGAATGATTAATAGAATAAACAACAAATCTAGAATCTGGAGATATTTGTGTGTCATATGTTGTTAGCCCATTGATTGTTTTTTCAATGGAATAATCAATTTGCAGAATGTCTCCCAGTTGTATGATTGGTAGCCCAAAGACTTCTACACCTATTGCAATTTTTGGTTTTTTAATTTTTTGAATCATCCACCCCATCATATCATATGCTGTATCTCTGTCTTGTATGTATGGTGCTTCTAATGAAAAATCTTTTTTACCATATGTAACTCTACTATTTTTAATTAAAATTGAATCATTCTTAGAATTTGTGGCATTGCTTGGCAAACTTGTAAATTGTGAATGCGAATAATCGTTAACCTTATTGAAATAATCATCTACTGTTAACTCATTGTTTGATTCTGCTGTAAAGGCAATTCCGTTAATTCTTAAGTAGTTTCCAGTAGAGGAGTCCATTGGAAGTGGAGAATCTGTTGTATTGAAAACCATAAACTCTGCACCATAAGGATTTGCCCTAAAATTAGAAACATAATATCCCAACAATGGATTATATGTATTCGCAATTTTTGCAACTAAGGCTGGATATGCCTTATCATAACGAACATTGAAATAGGCACATTCACGCAAAATTGTTCCAAACTCTTCGAAGTATAGGTCATTTTCAAATCCTGTTGATGTTTGACCAGATAAATAATCTGTAATAATTGTTTCATTAAGTCTATAGGCATTAAACGTATTGGATAGTTTTATGCTATTAAGGTCAAATATTTTTGAAGAATTAGTTATAGATGTTTGTGGAGATAGTTTCTGATAAGTATTTGAAATTCCATAGACATGCTCAAACATACATTTTGATGTGCCCCTAACAAAAAGACCAACATTGTTTGTTTCTAATTCTGGTTCAGCATCAGTACAGCCACCAACAAAAACGTCATTGAGGTATAGGTAAAATTTTCTTGAACCATTTGTTAAATTTTCCCATTTAATTTTTAGGTCATAGACTGGTGTCTCGTCTTTTGGACTGGTTCTAGACGAACCAACAGTTCCAGTATTATCTACTATAATTTTATTTTTTGCACTCCAAAGTAATTCTGGAACTGCTAACTCATCTCTTGTTAGTACCCAATACTCTGTTCCACTACCAATTTTTGTAACTACAAAATATCCATTATAATTTGAATTAGTTTGCTGGTAAATCTTTATTCTAGAACCAACTGTTGGTGTAGCAGAAAGGATAGTGCTGGTGAGTGCCTCTTTAGTGTTGCTTGTTATGACGTTTCCTGTAGCATCTATATTTGCCAAAGTGTCTAATTGTTTTGTAGACTTATCTGTAATGTTGGCACCACCTTTGCGTTTTAATTTATAAAACCACATATTTGAATCTTTAATTGAAGCATATGATGATAACGCTGCTATTTCAAAATAGTATCCAGCATTTGTTTTTGGATTTAAAAATATTCCAATTCCACCAGAACCTCCAGAAATACTTATAGGAATTGTTTCATCGCCAATCTGAACAGAACCTGCTGAAAAATACTGCATAGAGCCATTAGCGTTTTGAATACTTATGCTATCTTTTGATTTTTGACCCATAATTCTCATTCTTGTTCCAATTGTCTGGCAAACTTTTCCTAAGTCATTGTAGGAGTATGAAATAAAGTTTACTGGTGAAATTCTTGTGTTATCTTTTGTCCCAGCAACGACCAAAGCCGATGCTTGTACTGCACCCAAGACATTTGTAGTACTAGTTTTATACTCGATATTTGTTGGATATGAGGATGATAAATAGTTTCGTATAATGCCATTTCTTGTAGTAAAATAGTTATAATCTTCATAATAATAGGGCACTCCTAAAACTGTTCCTAACGCAATGCCTTTTCCAGCAGGAATATCTCCAAAACCAGCCTTATATGTTGTAACATCATTAAAATTACTTGTTCCATTCATGTACTTAAAGTCAACTCCTGCACCAGCCACATTTTGTATCCAAGGTGATGTTGACTTAATTCCAGCACTGTGTGCAATAACCTTAGTTCCAAACTGTCCTCTACCATGTTTGATAATTTTATCTAAAGTTCCATCTTCTTTGTATGAAACTTCTGTATAGATTCTAATATTTCCAGTGGGATAAAGTTTTCCGTTATACTCAACTTTTGAAAAATAATAGTCTTTATCACTTTGACTAGAAATCCAAACCTTGCTAGTACCAGCAAGACCAACTATAGAATATTCTTTTGCATCGTATTTAATAATTTCACCATTAGCAAATAAATATCCAGAATAGTTATTTAACCAATAAACACTTTCCCCAACGTTTATAATATTATTCTTAATAGTATTATTTTCAATTGTTGGTATTGCATTAGAAATATTAAAACTTAGGGTTACAGCAGACAATCCATATCCAGAACTAGAACTTTGCTCGTTGTCCTTTGATTCACCTGTTTGCGAAGATAATTCCCACAGTAGCACTGGCTGATATGTGTATGTCTTATCAGAGTCTAGTTTAGATACCTGCTCTAAATCGGATACATTTTTTTGAATATATTTAGAATTATAAACAATTTTTCCGTCATTATAAATATCGTGATTTTCAGATTTAATATCTATGATATTTGCATTTGTAGAACCAGACAAAGTTAAGTCTGTTTCACGACTGTTTTCAACACCAGGAAAATTAGGCATCATATAGTTTTTACTCATAACAATAAAGTTATTATCTTCATCAAAGAACATTGATGCTTGAGTTGACTTTGCCAAATCTTGCAATACAGCAGAAACAGTTTTATCTGGCTCAATATAAAAATCTGGAATAATTGGCTCTTTTTCATTATCAGTTCTTTTAAAGAAATAGTTGGAATATCCAATTGAGTCCATCAATAAAGAAATTATATAACTCAATGTTTTATTTCTAACAAATACTGTTGGTGCAGTCGTTGATTCAAAATAAAAGAATAGGTCTCTTAGATTAATATCAACCATTCTGTCGGAATAGTTTTCTTCTGGAAATCCATCAGAGTACATGGTTTTGATTGGTACTAGATAGTCTAAGCCATCAACGTCTATAAGTTTTTGATAAAATTTAAACTGTAAGTTTTTAAAAGAAATATCTTTAATAATACTTTCAGTGTTATTTTTATCAAATGCTTGGTCGTAATCAAACAATGCTAGTTTACCAGTAGAAGCAAGAATGTCTCCAAGTGGAAGACCAGTTGTTGATAGGTCTGATGCTTTCTTATCTATTGAAAAACTTGCTGTCTTATCTGATAGGTCAACTGCTAATCTTGGAGATAGTTCTATTAGGTCAAATGTTGTTTCTTGTTTTTTCATTGTGGATATTGCCACTCTAATACCACGAATAAAATCAAACTCTCTATATCTCATAAATCCATCATTTAAGTCATAACTAGCAAGGTTTGTGATGTTGTCAAGGATATTCGAGACTCCATCACCAACTAAATTTTCCGCATATGGTATTACTCTACTTGATAAACCATCTATTGTTTGCCAAACTGACTCTGCAGAAAATGTTGCATAAGAACTAGTTGAATCTAACCAAATGTTATATTCATTTGTAGACTCTACAAGATAGGCATAGCCATTTATCGATTCTTCTGGTAGTGCGGACACATCAGATATAGTACTTACATATACAAAAATATTTTGATATTCGGTTGGAATTTGAGGTCCATAAACAAGTTCTACATAACCATCATTATTTATTGTATAACTATTTAAAGTTTTAGCAGTTTCCCAAACTAAATTTTGATTAGTGTTTGTTCTTAAAACTTCTACCTTCCATTTTTTAGGAACTGCTTTATTAGCATCTCCAGAAAATGGGTCATTCGGTAGTGCTGGTGTTAAAGCATCTCCAACATGAGTCTGCATTTTTATAATAATTCTATTAGCATAGATGTCATTTTTATAAACAACAAAAGGAACAGCATCATCAATATAGTATCCATCTGTTGATGGTGATGCCTGAGTTTTTGATATGCCACGGTCTTCGTTGGTAATTGCTGTACCATTCTGTGTTGCTTCTGTTCTATAAGATGTCCAGTATTTAAAAATATTTGTTTTGTCTGCTACATAGTATCTAGGTCGTTTTGCCATATTTTGATTTGCAAAATGAGAGTATTTACCCTGCTTGTAAACTGCTTTATTGATTCCAGAGCGTGGTCTAAATCTATTAAAGCAATCTTCCAAAGAATAATAAAATTTTATTTTTTCATTTTGATTTATGATTGAAGTTGGATTATTATCTATATCATATCCTCCATCAACAACTACATCTGCGTATGTTGCACCATAATACTTTGATGTTACACCATCATTAAATGTTTCTTTTGTAAAACTAGATGGCAATGTATAAAAGTTAGAGCCAGATGTATTTGGTCTATATCTATAGTTTCCAATTTCTTCTATGTTATCTGCGGTATTCAGATTCCATTCGGCTATCACAATTGATTGAGTTTTTATAGTTGGCTCTGTAAGAAGATAATCTTTAAGAATTGTGGTTTCATCTCCATTATTATCATATGTTCTGAACATTACTAAACCTCTTCCAGGGATATAGAAATATTCCAAAAATCATCTGTATGTCCACCACGTTTTTGAACAGAGTAATCAAAACTAGAAATATATACTTCAACTACCTGACTATATTCTGATAGGTGTGCATATCTATCTGTACTTCCGTCAAAATTACTGTACTTGTCATAGGATAGGAATACCCAGAATGGACCAGGATTGTTTTCATACCATCTAAGTATTTCAACTCCACCTGCACCACCATCGCTTGTACAAGACTCTGTTTTGTCAGACTGTCCATAAGTAGTGTCAAAATTTGGTTTACCAAAATATGAACGTGAAGGAAGCATGTTCCAAGAAAGATTTATATTTAATTTATCAGCAATATGATATGAACGCATACGACCATTAATCATTCTTTTACGATTTTCAATTCTTGTAGTTTTAAATTCAATTGGTGTCCTATTGTCATCAGATAGAATTATAAATTCTGCGTCTGCATCATTTACACCATATGCCCCAAACTCAAATCCATCTGGAACATATTTACCGTTTGCCGCAATGCTTCCAGAATTCTTAGAAAACAAAACTCCTTGCGGTCTAGCGTATTTTTGACGACCTTCCATGTACTGACCTGTAGCCATTATATACGCACACCCCTTAGTTTTTGTGAATCAATTTGTTTAATTTGTCTAAGAACAGTATCTGCAATTTGGTTTGCATTAGCATCTGACTTGACATTAATATTGATACTATAATTATACACTGAATCGCCACTTATTGTATCACCTTGGTTCATGGCATTGAGGTTGTTTAATCCAATCCTATCTACCGCTGATTTTTGGAATACATACTCTCCTTGGTGTAGATTAGCCAAACCACCATCACCGAATTTAGGCATTGCACCAACGTAGCCACCAACTTTAAATCTAGGAATAGCCATGCCACCATTTACATAACCGCCATCGGCAAGTGTTTCAACATCAATATTTGATTTATCTTTAAACATATTTTTAAAGAAATTTTGCATATTATATCCAATACGTTTAAATGGATTAAGCATCATATCTTTGATTCGTTTGATATAGTTATCTTTTCCTAACATTTCGTATAAAAATTTTTCAGACTTAATCTTATTTGTAAGTGGCATAGGATTTGCCTTCATTCCCTTAGCAGGATTGAGGTATGCAAAAACCTCTGAAAAAATTCCTGCTCCACCAAGTTTTGCCTGTACACCATGTGCAGATTGATGTCTAATAGCATCAATTCCAAATTCTCTTAAAACATTCACTAAGTCTGGATTGTGACCAATCATTTCTGCAAGGTCTAAATGTCTGTCTGGACGTAAAAGTTCATCTTCTTTTCTAAACAAGTTTGGATATTTTGCATATAGTTCTGGGTATTGTTCGGCTACTGACTTTGCTCCTGGATACAAGTCTAATATATTCATTTTAAGTGGAGACAATTTTGGCATCTTGACGTTAAAGATGCTTCCTCCATAAGTACCAGCCAATTTTTTTGATGCAGTAGAAAAGAATTCGGCAAGGAACCAGTTTGTGTTCCAAGATTCTGGGTCTACGTCATCTGGTCTAGGTGGTCGTTTACTAATACTAAAAGGCACATCTTTGGCTTGTCCATTAATTATCTCTTTAGAATGTCCACCGTGATAGTTTTTGCCAAACAAGTTTTTAAAGAATAGACTTAGATTAGGATTCATTAACGGTTTTGAACCAGTTACCTTATCTACTCCAGTACCCTTTGGTGCTGGCATAAGTCCCTTAATGATATCCATAAAACCATATTTACTTGGGTCCTTAGTTGGAAGTACTGAATCTACAAACTTCATATCATTAGTTGTTTTAATCTTAACGTTGCTGATTCCTAAAGAATCAAATAATGCTTGCAGAGCAGCCTTACGTTCTGCTAATTCTTCAGCAATTTTTTCTGTAGCATGTGGTCCAAATTTTTCAGTAGGGTGAAGAATAATTGAATCTATATCTTTAATACCAAATCCTCCAGGAAGGTGTGCCTCAATATATGGGAAACTTGTTGGAGTCTTTATACCAGGAACTTCTTTACGCATAAGGTTTTGAGTAGATTCAAGAATTCCATGCAGTGCTGGATATGTTGAAAATATTGATGAG